GGGCTTTTTTTTTATTAACGCAAAGTATAATAAAAAAATACTGGCGGCTTACAGTGCAACTATCTGATTTTAATAAAAGTCGTGTTCGATATCATTTGGGATACTACGTTGTTAGTGTTCCAGCAGGTGATTATGCACGCCTGGAAGAGTCATTAAACTCTGTTCCAGATGCAGTGTTTCACGACAAAATTATTCTTCAGATTGGTCGTTGTGATGCTGCAGAAAAGAAAACCCAACTTGCTTCGTTTGAGGACACGTTCCAAGTACCAAGTACTAGGGTTGAAGGAATTATTGGCGACGTTGATCGTACCATTCGTTCCAGCAGTATTAAAGAAGCTCTGAAGCTTTGGGACGAGGTCTAC